TTGTGTCATTGCTCTACCCTCTCTTTCACAATCTGCAATCCAGTTGAACAATGCAGTCTTTTTTATCTCTTTGTTAGATCCAGTATGTAATCTTGAAATATCATCACTTCTATCTAACAACAATCCACTAAACTCATCTCTTATAAAATGTCTAATATTTCTATTTGCTGGACCATTAGATTTTACTACTGCACCATCAAAGCATTTGTTTCTTTGATAATCTATGCCTAGATCTTGGCAACGTCTTCTACCAGTTGCTTCATCTACTTGCCATAGAGCAAAAGCACAACGAACACCATCAACCAATGCTGACGTACCTCTAATCATATTTCTTGCTTGTTCAGGTGTACTAACAACTGTGTCTTCTTTTATCTTTGTCATATGGTGACACATAATTACTGACGCACCAGTTTCTGTAGCTATCTGTGCAAGTAAGCCAGTTAATGCTGCACCCGCCGCTGGATCTGCATTAACATCTGCGTG